GATTATATTGACTGTGTATTACCTGATAGAAACTTAGGAGATGAATGGAAGAGTGAGGGTTCTGTGATGAGAGGTTATGAGTCAATGTGTCACGAATTGGGAGTTGTAGGTTGGACTGCAACACAGGGTAACAGAAGCTCTATATCTTCTGAGGTTGTCACCACCGACCATATGGGTGGTTCTATTAAAAAGGCTCAAGTTGGTCACGTTATCATTTCTGTGGCTAAGACCTTACAACAAAAAGAAATGAACCTAGCGACCATCGCTATTACAAAATCTCGTGTTGGTAAAGATGGTGTTATTTTCGAAAACTGTAAGTTCAACAATGAATTGTTGGAAATTGATACTGAATCTTCGGTAACTTTCTTAGGATTTGAAGAAAAGAAAGAAGAACAAAAAAGAGACAGAATCAAAGAACTTATGGATAGAAGACAACAAAGAGAACAACAACAAAATTAAAAATATAAAAACTATTTGTTATGGATGATTTGTTAAATCTTATATCTAATGACTCTCGTTATGTTGTAAAACGTAGTGGGGATACGGTTCTTTTTGAACAAGATAAAATCAAAAGGGCTGTTATGAAAGCTATGGAAAGTGTTGGTACTCCCGACGAGGAGATGGCTGAAAAAATTGCAAGAATAACCATGAAAAGTTTGTTCAGAGGTGACAAACACAAAATTCCACATGTCGATGAAATTCATGACATGGTTGAGAATAAATTGATGGATAATGGACTAAATGATGTTGCTAAAGAATATATCATTTATCGTTCAAAACACCGACCAAATATCTTCTCAAAAAGAACAAATTTGAAACCTTACGAATATCCTGAGTTGGTTGAATATGTTGATGCAATCAGACATTCATATTGGGTTCACACCGAGTTTAACTTCACATCGGATATTCAAGATTTCAAAGTACATTTGAATAAAAAAGAAAAAAGTGCGGTCCAAAGAGCTATGTTGGCAATTTCTCAAATTGAAATTGCTGTGAAAACTTTTTGGGGTGACATTTACAAAAAACTACCCAAACCAGAAATCGGTAGTGTAGGTGCGACTTTTGCGGAGTCTGAGGTTAGACATGCTGATGCATACTCACACTTGATTCAGTTGTTGGGATTGAATACTGAATTTGAAAACTTGATGCAAGTTCCTGCAATTCGTAGAAGAATTAAGTATTTGGAAAAAGCGATTACCAATGTAAAGGCTATTGAAAATCAAGATTACTTTGAATCTGTAATTTTGTTTTCAATGTTTGTAGAAAACGTATCATTGTTTTCACAATTCTTGGTAATTATGTCTTTCAACAAACATAAAAATGTTCTGAAAGGAATTAGTAATGCCGTTGAGGCAACATCTAAAGAAGAGAACATTCATGCTGAGTTTGGATTTGATTTGGTTAACTTAATCAAACAAGAAAACCCTACTTGGTGGACTCCTGAGTTGGTTGAGGATATCACAATTGAAACCTTAAACGCATATGATGCTGAGGCGGAAATAGTTGATTGGATTTTCGAAGAAGGAGATTTAGATTTCTTGACTAAAGAACAGACTTTGGAGTTTATAAAACACAGATTCAACTTATCTTTAAATTCTATTGGAATTGACAATGTATTTTCAGTAAACCACAAGTTACTTGAAACTACAGAATGGTTTGATGATGAAATCTTGACTACAAAGCACACAGATTTCTTCAATAAAAGAAGTATCAATTACAGTAAAAAATCAAAGTCTATTACATTAAACGACTTATTCTAATTATAAAAAAATTCTTATGAACGACAGACAACCTTTTGACTGGATAAACGACGAATCAATTACATTTCTCAGAAGAGGATATTTGAGTGAGGGTGAAGAACCACTTGAAAGAATCAGAATTATTGCTGACCATGCTGAAAAACTTTTAGGTATTGATGGTTTTGCAAATAAATTTTACGATTACATGGGTAAAGGATGGTATTCTTTATCATCACCCGTGTGGGCAAACTTTGGTAAAAAAAGAGGTTTACCTGTAAGTTGTTTTGGTTCTAATATTGGTGACAATATTGAATCAATTCTTTACACTCAAGCTGAAGTTGGTGAAATGAGTAAGATGGGTGGAGGCACTTCAGGTTACTTTGGAAATATCCGAGGTCGTGGTGCTGAAATTACTGACAATGGACATGCACCCGGTGCCGTACACTTCATGAATTTATTCCAAAGCGTCGTAGATAATATTTCACAAGGTTCAACCAGAAGAGGAAGGTTCTCACCATACTTACCAGTTGAGCATCCAGACATCATGGAGTTTTTAGAAATTGGTACTGAAGGATTCCCTATTCAAGATTTAACACATGCAGTCACAGTAAGTGATGAATTTATGAACGAAATGATTGCAGGTGACAAACAAAAAAGAGCGGTTTGGGCTAAAGTAATTCAGAGAAGAGGAGAAATTGGTTACCCATATATTATGTTCTCAGATACTATGAATAAGAAGGCTCCTGATGTTTACAGAGATAAAGATATGAAAATTTATAACTCTAATCTTTGTTCTGAAATTGCTCTTCACAATTCAGAAGAAGAGTCTTTTGTTTGTGTACTTTCGTCAATGAACGTACTCCATTATGACGAATGGAAAGATACTGACGCTGTTGAAACCATGGTTTATTTCTTGGATGCGGTTGTTACTGAGTTTCTTACGAAAATTGAAGAAATCCGAGATAATGGTACAATTGAAGGACAAAGAGCGTTCTTTTACTTGGAAAAGGCATATAATTTTGCAAAGAGACAAAGAGCTTTGGGATTGGGAGTATTAGGATGGCATTCATTACTACAATCTAAAAACTTACCATTTGATACTCGAGAAACTGCAAGATTGAATGTTGAGGTATTCAAATTGATACAGGATAAATCATATAAAGCATCTTCAGAATTAGCAGAAATGTTTGGAGAACCTGAAACATTGGTTGGTTATGGTAGAAGAAATGTTACTTTGAATGCTATTGCTCCTACAACATCGTCAGCATTTATTTTAGGACAAGTATCACAATCTATTGAACCAATTTGGTCTAATTGTTATGTGAAAGATGTTGCGAAATTGAAAGTAACAATCAAGAATCCTGTGTTGAAAGAACTTTTAATTAGTCTAAAAAAAGATACTAAAGCAACTTGGGATAGTATTAAGAAAAACGACGGTTCGGTCCAACACTTAGATTTCTTGACAAATGAACAAAAAGAAGTTTTCAGAACGTTTGCTGAAATCAATCAGGCATCTATCATCAACATGGCTGCAGTACGTCAAGATTATATTGACCAAGCTCAATCTTTGAACCTAATGATTTCTCCCGACATGCCAACTAAAGATGTCAACAAACTTTTGATTGATTCTTGGCAATTAGGTGTCAAAACATTGTACTATCAACACTCAATGAATTCTGCTCAAGCATTTGCTAGAAAGAAATTAAATTTGAATGACTTACAGTGTGTTGCTTGTGAAGGATAAAACCATCACAAACCAATAAAATTGGTTATAATGCATGAAAATCCCATCACGAAAGTGTTGGGATTTTTTATTACAGATAATTTTTTGAACGATTATATTTATGAGATATGGCAAATGGTAAAACATACGGTATTCAATTCCCCTTTGTAGATTCAACTACAGGTAAGTATTTGGAGTTAACTCAATATACTGCAGAGGAAATACGAGCAAACCTAATCCACCTTTTACTAACTCGTAAGGGTTCAAGGTATTTTTTACCTGATTTTGGAACCGCATTATTAGAGTACATTTTTGAACCTTTAGATGGTCCAACTTTCAAAAGTATTGAAGCGGAGATTAGAGATTCTGTAGAAAAATACATGCCGAATTTACAATTGACCAATATATCCATAACGGCACCTACAGGTGAAGCCGCGGGTTTGACTGCTACCGAAGCTGGTAATGTCATCGACCCAAATGTTAGAACCTATAACAATGATGTTGGAGAGTACACCGCAACTGTCAGAATTGATTATTCAATAACCAATGATGTTTTCAACACAAAAGATTTTATTATAATCAATATTTAAGAGTATGGCAGAGAGAAGAATTTCCTATACCGTCAGAGATTTCCAAACAATTCGTCAGGAATTAATAAATTATACAAAAACTTATTATCCGGACCTTATTGATAATTTCAATGACGCATCATTATTTTCAGTATTCTTAGATTTGAATGCTGCGGTTGCTGATAACCTACATTATCACATTGATAGAAGTATTCAGGAAACTGTACTTCAATATGCCCAACAACGTTCTTCAATTTATAATATTGCGAGAACATATGGATTGAAAATTCCAGGTCAGAGACCTTCAATCGCGTTGGTGGATTTCTCTATAACTGTTCCAGCTTTTGGTGATAAGGAAGATGAAAGATATTTGGGTATACTAAGAAGAGGTTCACAAGTAATTGGTGCGGGGCAAGTTTTTGAAAATTTACAAGACATTAATTTTGCCTCACCATTCAATCAAGATGGATTTCCTAATAGATTGAAAATCCCCAATTTTGATGCAAATGGAAACTTGGTTAATTATACTATTACAAAAAGAGAGCCTGTTGTAAACGGAATAACAAAAGTTTTCAAAAGAGTAATTACACCTAACGATGTAAGACCATTCTTTGAATTTTTCTTACCTGAAAAGAATGTGTTGGGTGTTACCTCAATCATTCAAAGAGATGGGACTTCTTATTCAAACGTACCAACAGCTCAAGAATTTCTTGGTGCCCAAGGAAGATGGTATGAAGTACAAGCCTTAGCTGAAGATAGAGTTTTTGTTGAAGACCCAACTAAACCATCGGATAACCCATCAATAAAAGTTGGAAAGTATATTCAAACTCAGAATAGATTTATAACTGAATATACTCCTGAAGGTTTTATTAAATTAACTTTTGGTGGTGGTACAAACACTGCGGAAGACCAATTAAGAGAGTTTACAAGTTTTGATGTTCCTTTGAAAATCCAAAGATATCAGAATAATTCAATGTCATTGGGAAATACACCACAAGCAAATACCACATTGTTTATTCAATATAGAATTGGTGGTGGTTTGGCAACTAACTTAGGAGTGAATGTTATCAATCAAATTGGTGCGGTTGATTTCTTTGTAAATGGTCCTTCTGATATCTTGAACAATACCGTTATCAATTCTTTGGCGTGTAATAACGTTACTGCGGCAATCGGAGGTGCAGGATATCCATCGACTGAAGAAGTTAGAAATTATGTAACATTCAATTTCGCAGCACAGAACAGAGCGGTAACTGTAAACGACTATGAGGCAATCATAAGAAATATGCCAGGTCAATTTGGTGCTCCTGCAAAAGTATCAATTACCGAAAATAATAATAAGATAAATGTGAATATTTTATCTTATGACCCAACAGGAAACCTTACATCTGATGTTTCACAAACCTTGAAACAAAACTTAGCAACATATCTCTCAAATTATAGAATGTTGAATGATTATGTTTCAATTGGTTCAGCTCAAGTTATTGATTTGGCAGTTGATACTCAGGTGGTATTAGATGCATCACAGAATCAGGGTGTTGTAATTTCCAATATCATTGATAGGATTACTACTTTCTTTAGTTCAACTTTACGTGGACTTGGTGAAGATATTTTAGTTTCCGAATTGAATAGAATTATTCAATCTGAAAATGGTGTGGTTAGTGTTGGTGAATTATCTATCTATAACAAAGTAGGTGGACAATATAGTTCGGCTCAAACATCTATGGCATATTCTGATAGTACAACTAAGAAAATTGCCCTTGTGGACAACACGATATTTGCAGAACCTAATCAGATTTATCAAATCAAATTCCCACAGAAAGATATTACTGTTAGAGTTAAGAATTATCAGACCACAAACTTCTCATAACCTCATTTATTTTTCCTTAAGGTTCGACTACTTTTTATAAAATAGTCCATAAACTATTTATGATAGAAAGTCACAATTAATGTCAAAATCTGTAAGAGTACGTACACAGGTAGGTGTTGATAAACAAATCAACCTCCAATTAGACCAAGACTTTGAATCCTTAGAGATTTTATCACTCAAGGTTCGAAGTGAAGAAGTGTACACAAGAATGTGTGCAGATTATGGTGTTGTGGTTGGTAGAGTGTTCACCAATGGTGGTTTTGGTATTCCAAACGCAAGACTTTCAATTTTTGTTCCACTTTCTCAAATAGATGAAGGGAATGAATTTATTACGGAATTGTATCCCTATACTTCAGAAACTGATGTAGACGCTGAAGGTTATAGATATAATTTATTACCTAATGAA